AAAGCTATGAAACTTAAATCAAAAAGAAAATCAGTTGCCTCTGATCCTTTTTCTTATTACATAATCAATTCAGAGGTAATACCTGATGATTTAAAAGAATATGCAGATCTTTTAATTGAATGGTGGCCTATAAGAAAGAAAAAAGGTGCATCATGTACTCAAAGCGTTGCTAACCGCATCTTTAATACTCTCAGGTCATTTCCATCACAAGATAGAAAAGAAGCTCTTGAAAAGGCAATTACGGCTGGTTGGAAGGATATATATCCACTTAAGAAAGGTTACAAACCAGAAGAGCCAGAATTTAAACCAAAATATTTTAAGGCCAGTGATCAAGAAATAGTTCCAACTCTTGCTGAACTAAATAAAACAGCTAAAGATTTTATGGAGAAAAAATAATGGAAAGAATGTTTGATCAGGCATCTTTAATAAAAACTATTAAGGATGGTATTAAAAAAGGCTATTGGAGTTTGGAAGATATTGATAAACCTCCCCCAGGATGGACAGAAGTAGTAAATGATTGCAAAGGCAATCCTTTATTTCCGCAAGGTTATCAAGGTGTCAAATACCAAAATCTTGCTAGGGTGAAAGCACCCAAACCAAAAAAGGAAACAATAGAAATTATTGATCCTAAAGACCTTCCAACTTACGATTTCTAACAATGAAAACCTTCCAACTTTTAAAACCTCTTCCAATCAAAAGAGATGAAAACAGACACCAGTATGTAAATACTGAAACGAAACAATGGTTATCTTATTCAACTACTCAAGTCTGTAGTGAACTAACAGAAGAAGATAGGCAGAATATTGAGATGTGGAGATCACAATGGCAGCCCAGAGGAGAAAAATGCCATGAATGTCTAGCTGAACATATGCTAGGAAATGGAAAAATTGATCCTGATGAATATGGTGCATGGGTTGAACCATTACTTCAACATGAACTATTCACACATTTTGAACCAATGGCTATTGAACATATGATGTCGATACCTGATAAATCAGTTGGTGGTCAACTTGATCTGCTTGGCCGAGATACCAAAACTAACCAGATAAGATTAATTGACTTAAAAACAAAAAGCAGTTGTGATTATTTCATGCGAAAGAGAAAAAAAGATGGTCTGCTATATATCGAGGATCTTGATATGTATTGGAAAGAACCTTACTCAACTGATAAACAACTTGGTTGCTACGTTGAAATGTTGAAACTAAACTATGGGATAACTCCAGATGTATGTAATACGATTTGGGCATTTGAAGGTAGATGTATTATGAACATTGATCAACCCACAGAGAGATGTGAAGCTGCATGGCAGAAAGCATGGGAAAAGTTTGAAGCAGAACAGGAGTTGTTCTAATGAAATACGAAACTTATACAAAAATTTGTGAAAAACACAAAATTAATCCTCATCAAATAATTGCTGATGGCAATATTAGAGAAATTTTAGAAAGAGATAGAGGACATAATCTTGAATATCACGAAATCTTGTTAGATCAGTATTTTACAGTTTATTACTGGGAAGGTGAGGTTGCAGATTTATGAGATACATACTTGATGTTTCAGGACATGACCTGAAACTTATTAGGGCATCTATTGTCAATTTTCAAAGGACTTTGGAATTATCAGATCATGCAGAATTTGACAATATAATTGATGATCTTGATCATGTTTTTTTTAAGATATCAAGAATGAAAAAAGAACAGCTAAACAATAAAATTAAAAGAAAATGGTGGAAAAAATGAAATGTTTTTATCAAGAATTAGATCGAAGAAAAAAATATCTGATCACAAAATTAAATGATGAAATTGCAACACTTGAATGGCAATGGTTTCAAAGAGAAATTAGTGATAAAGATTATGTTGTAGCATTTGATGATATTCAAAGACGTATTCGAGAGCTACAAGGATGACTAATCCAAATAAAAGAAAAGGAGACAAAGCTGAGAGAGAAGCAGCAGAACTTTTAACAGAGGTTACTGGTTTTGAATGCAAAAGAAATTTAGCAGCAGGAATACCAGATGATGTTGGAGATATTTATGGCATACCTAACTGCGTGATACAGGTAGCTGATTACAAAGATAAATCCAGAGCTTGTTTAGTAAAACCCAGGGAAGTAGAAACACAAAGACAAAACGCTGGTGTAGACTTTGTTGCAAGCATGGTTAGGTTCAGAGGAGGTCAGTGGAGAATGGTCTTGACTCCAGAACAATTCAACACATTGTTACAAGCTGCCTTGCAGTAAACATGATATATGTGTAATATAAATATCAAGTAAACAATTACTCATGACCACTAAACAGCCTTCGACACTTGTTGAAGCACTAAACGCTTTCCAGCAAAAGCATCATGCTGCTGGTTTGGATGGAAGCAATCCATTTTATAAAAGCAAATACACAACATTGGCTCAAGCATTGTTAGCTGTTCAACCAGCTACAGAGTTTGGTCTTTGTCATACACAATTGAATGATTATGTGATCACTCCAGAAGGAGAAGTTATCACAATTGTCATTACAAAATTGATGCACGTTTCTGGTGATGAACCTTTGGTCAGTAAGTTTCCTGTTCCAAAGATTCCAAGTAACGTAAAAAATGCACATCAAGAAGCTGGTTCTGCACAAACCTATGCTCGTAGATATGGATTACTTTCTGTCTACGGATTAGCTAACGATGATGACGATGGTAACTCCTTAACAAAGACACCACCACCAAAAACAGGTGTAGCGAAAACTCTTACAAAACCTAATCAAAAACTAGAATCCACATCTGTTTTAGAAAAGTTACCTGATCCTATTACTAAGGAAGCAAAAGAAACTATCCTTGAAAAGCTACAGGCACTTCATCAAAGTAATCCACTCAAGATGAAAGACGTAGTCGAATCTTTCAGAAAGAAGTTCAGTATCAAAGATACAAAAATTACTCGACATATTACTACTACTGAACATGGTGAATTTTTAGCTCTTGAAATCTCTAAGATAGATGAGAACTTATGACACCAGATGAAACTGCCAACACTGCGAGAGAACAAGTATTGAATGAACTTCTTCTCCGCAAACAGCAACGTAAAAAAGATTGGAACAAAAACATCTTCAGTGTCAGAACTAATGACACCCTTGCCGTTAAAATAAAAGATCATTGTAAACAAAACAAAGTTTCTTTTAATTCATTCTTCAACACTTTATTAGCTCAATTTTTTAATTAATTATGGAATTTAATCCAGCACTACCTCTTCCTATAAAATGGAACATTGGCGATGATCGTTTTAACGAAGGCCAACAAGTCTTGAGTCTCACAATTCCTGTTGACTCTGTTCCTTATCTGACGGAACATTTAATGAACCTTATTGACAAAAAAGCAAAAGATGGAGAAGTCTACGATTTCAACAAAAAAGAAAAAGTTAAAACTAAATGTATACAAATCTTCGCTAAAGCGATGGATGGTCCATACGGAGTATTTGGCAACATTAATCCACAGAAGATTGACACAGGAGTAAATGAAGAGTTACCTTTCTAAATCTAAAGATGAATATTTAGTTAAAGATCCTAACCTTAATATTCACTTTAAAATAATAAATGGTGTACGCTACTGGCTTACACCACCTCCTTCAGACTATAAAAAATGACACCAGTTAGAAAATCTATAGCTAAGTTACGCAAACTTAAAGAAATAAGACGTAAAAACTTAGAAAAAAACTTTTTAGAAATACAAATGAAAGGACAGGATCATTACGTTTTTATAAAAGACAATGGCAAAGCACAAGTAATTTATGATCAAGGCCGTTGGGTTACAGAACATATAAGAACTGCTGTCCTTAAATTTAATTATGAAGTTGATAAAATTGATAATTTATTAATTAGAGATTTTACTGATGAAGAGATTAACGAGTACGAAAAAACTTTGCAATAGGATTTGTTGGTTTTCTTTGTCTTAATTCTTTTACAACTGCGTTTGCTTCAAGCTCAATCAATCTATTCAACATTGAAGCCATAAAGACATCTTGATCAAATTTCTTTCTGACCATATGTGTGCAATACCTTTTTATGTTGTCTAAATCATCAGACTTCATAATTTCTCTACATTGCATTTCGACTTCTAATTCCATTTCTGGAGGTGCTGGCTCAATATTTATGTTGAGAAATTTAGTAATTTTCATTTTAGGGAAAAAGTTGTTTTTCTAAAATTTCAACTGCTTTATCATCGAGCGTATTTGTAGTTTGTTTTGCGATTGATTTTAATAAATCAATCACCAACCTTTTAACGGCAGTTGTTGTTAAAAAGGTCATTAAGATTGGTTTTAAAATTTTGTACATAAAAAAGATATATGTTCTTTCCCAAACATACCAAAGATTAGTCTTTTTGGCCTTCCATACGACTTACGGCTCTTTCCAATCTATTTATTCGACTAAACAATTCAACAATATCTCTATCTCTTCTACTGCTTATGTTCGATAACACCATAACAAAGGCTGTAGCTGTTGCACCAATTAAGGCTGCATATATCTCAGGCATGAATTTAAGCTATAGTTATGCTTAGTATGACTAAAAAAAGTAGCTATGGCTGAAGAAAAGAAGAGCACTTTTCAAAAAATCAAAGAAAAATTTGATGATAAAGAAGAACAATTTGAGTACATCTCAGTCGCAGTCAGGCTTCTAGTGGTATTTTGGAGCGGCCTTCTCGTTACAAGCAATTACTTACCTAAGATCCCAGGTCTTACAACGGGAGAAAAGCAGGATATCACGTTTCCAGCTTCGCTTCTCGCTACGGCTTTGTCTTCTTTTGGTTTAGAGCAGGCCAAAAAAGGTAGTAAAAAAGACGATAAAGTTGCCGAAAATCAAGGTATAGTGCAGACTATAAGGGTAATAACTCCTTTAAAAATTGAAGGAGCAGAGGTAATCGACCCAAAAACTAAAAAATGAAAAAACTTCTTCCATTATTATTACTTGTACCAATGTCACCAGTTCTAAGTGACATCAAGCAAGAATTTGTGACATCTGCCCAGATTACGGTGGATATGCCATACGTTGTTACGAATAAAGTAGGAACTACATATAGTCTTAGCGGAAATAATATTACACCATCTGTAACTATAGGAGATACAACAACATCAGGAAAAATTGGTGGGATCAATGTTGGATCGTTAACTAATGGCGTTCCAGCCATGATACAAACAGACACCACAGTAACAAATTCAGGGTCAGCTTTTAGCAAAACAGAATCCGTAATTATGGGTGACGCTACACCATCTACCGTCACCCCTTCCAGTGGTATAGCAGCATTACCAGTATTAAGTGGACAAACTACCGTTGGATCAGGCGGTACTGCTGGAAACCTCGCCCTTACGAGTTTGAGTAGTGGGGTGCATACTTGTACGGCTGGTGGGTCGGGTACATCTTGCATAGGATCTACTAAAGTTACTATTACGATTGACTAGACTTTGGCTGCTAGTTTTATTAGTATTACCAGTAAGAACCCTTGCTGTGCCTATTGTGCCACAATTTCGTACAGGTTCGAGCCAAACTTCAAGTACTTCAGAATCAATAATTAATGAAACGATCACGAGCCATCAATATCGGACAGGATACTCCTACTCAGCATCAGGACATAATATCGAATCTGAAACGGGATATATCAACCCTACTCCTACGACTACGAATGAACAAACAGTTGGGGGAGTAAACTTTCATTGGACTTCACCAAACTTAGAAGCTATACCTCGTTGGGGAATTGTAAACAATGGAGCAGCCTTTTCTCTTCAAGAAACACTAATAACTCCAGGGCTGGACACAGTAACCACCATAACTCGTCAAATAAATACAAGCACAACCACAGAAACTACAACTACCTTTGGGCAGTAGCTTTACTTCTCTGTCCTACAAAAGTATTTGCCAATACCACGGTTGCCTCTCCATCTAGTAATGCCCAAGGAGTAGTGAATAACAATGCCACTATGATTACACCTTCAGCTATGCCATCTTACAAAATGAGTCAAGGTATAGTTTGTGCTTCTCCTAGCCTTACAATTACACCTTATGTAACCGATAGTTGGTCTTTCGCACGACCCAAAGAATATATTACGAGAACACCAATATATGACGAAGATACTGGAGAGATAAAGTACTACTCTGAAATCCCAAGATTTGAGAAGGACAATTTTAATTTAAATTACGGAATTTCGGCTCAACTAAACATACCATTGGGAAAGTCACCAGCCCTTTGCCATGAAGCAACAATGGTTAATATCGAAGCTCAAAAATTATTGATAAAGAAAACCAAGATGGAAATCAGCCTCTATCGTTTAGAACAATGTGCGGCTCAAGCGAGATTAGGTGTTACTTTTAAGCCTAATACTCCTAGTGCTGTTACCTGTGAAGATATTGTTGTTACTATCCCACCAAATCAAGTTATCCCACATACTCATAAGTTGAAGTAGACAACCCACGGGCTTAAGTCGTCTACCGAAATAATTATAAAGTAGATAGACCCCTTCCAAGTAATCTATC